GAGGGGGGGTTGAGCGCCGTGCTGGTGACTGCTCCGGAAGTGGCTCCACCGCAGGTGGTGCTGCGCCGCATCGAATCGCTGCGCGCCTACGAGAAGAACTCGCGGACGCACTCGAAGAAGTCGATTGCGCAGCTCGCTGACTTGATCGAGAGCGTGGGCTACACATCGCCGGTCCTGATCGACGGCGAGGATGTGGCTGCAGGGCACGGGCGGATCGCGGCCGTCTCGCTGATGCACGACAAGGGGCGGCTGGTCCGCTTCCCGAACGGCTCGGTGATCCCGGCTGGCTTCATCCCGACGATCGACTGCACCGGCTGGACCGAGGAGCAGCGTCGCGCCTACGTCATTGCCGACAATCAGGTGGCGTTGAACGCGGGCTGGGACAAGGATCTGCTCGCCGGCGAGCTCGCCGACCTGAGCGCAGCCGGCTTCAACATGGGGCTGCTCGGCTTCGACGAGAAGTCGCTGCAGACCATGCTGCCGACGGCGATCCGGGAGGGGTTGACGCACCCGGACGAAATGCCCGAGACGGTGCTCGACGTGCACTCGGCGCTCGGGGACATCTGGCTGCTCGGCGCGCACCGTGTCATCTGTGGCGACTCGACAGCCGGCGCGACGTGGGAGTTCCTCATGGGAGAGGAACAGGCGGACATCTGCTGGACCGACCCGCCCTACAACGTCGCGTATGAGTCGAAGCTTGCCGGCAAGATCCAGAACGACGACATGTCGGACGCCGACTTCTACGTGCTGATCCGCGGAATGATGGGCGCGGTGTTCGCGGTGATGAAGCCTGGCGCGGCCATCTACGTGGCGCACGCCGACACCGAGGGGCTCAACTTCCGCAAGGCGTTCTGCGATGCGGGGTTCAAGCTGTCCGGTTGCCTGGTCTGGAAGAAGGATTCGTTGGTTCTCGGCCGGTCCGATTACCAGTGGATGCACGAGCCCATCCTCTACGGCTGGAAGCCCGGCGCGGCGCACCGCTGGTTCGGTGGGCGCAAGCAGACGACCGTCGCGGAGTTCGGTGACGAGGGTCCGATCAAGCAACGCGATGACGGAAAGTGGCAGATCTCGGTGGGCGACTCCATCCTGATCGTCGACGGCACTGCCACCGTCGAAGAAATGCCCTCGTCCGTCATCTTCCACGAGAAGCCCAAGCGCTCGAGCGAGCACCCGACGATGAAGCCGGTTGGTTTGATCGAGAAGCAGCTCAAGTCATCGGCCCGCCCCGGCGACGTCGTGATCGACTGCTGCGGCCGCTCGGGATCCACGCTCATTGCCGCTGAGCGCCTGGGCATGAAGGCGCGGCTCTCCGAGCTGGAGCCCAAGTTCGTCGATGTCATCGTGCGTCGCTGGCAGCAGTTCACCGGCCAGCGCGCGGTCCACGCCGTCACTGGCGAGCCTTTCCCCGCGGAGTAAGACATGCGCGGCCGTACCCCGACCCCCACGAACCTGCGCATCCTGCGTGGCAACCCGGGCAAGCGGCCGTTGCGGATGGATGAGTTTCGGCCGGCCGCCGAGATCCCGTCGTGCCCTCGGCACCTCAAGGGCGAGGCGCGCAAGGAATGGCTGCGCGTCACGAAAGAGCTGCTGCAGTACGGCATGGTCAGCGCGGTTGACCGCGGCGCGCTCGCGATGCTCTGCACGCTGTGGGGGCGCTACGTCGACGCCGAGGAAATGATTGAGAAGGCCGCGGAGCAGGCGCCCGGATCGAAGGGGCTGTTCGTCAAGTCGCCGAACGGGTACCCGATTCAGAGCCCGTGGCTGGCCGTCAGCAACAAGGCGATCGAGCAGTACAAGTCGATGTGCGCCGAGTTCGGCCTCACGCCGGCGGCGCGGGTGCGTGTGATCCCGACGACGACGCAGGCGCCCCTGCCTGGATTCGAGGGTGACGCCCCTCCAGCAACCGGCTGGGGGAAGTTCGCCAATCGTTGATGGCGGCGGTTGTCAGCTACGCCACGCAGGCACGTGCCTACGCGGAGGCGGTGGTCAGCGGAGCGGTCGTCGCGTGCAAGTGGGTGAAGGCGGCCTGTCAGCGTCAGCTCGACGACCTGAAGCGGGCCGAGTCCGAAGACTGGCCCTGGGTCTTCGACGAAGAAATGGCCGATCGGCCGTGCGAGTTCATTGAGATGCTGCGCCACACCAAGGGCAAATGGGCCCGGCAGCGCCTCACCATCAAGTTGGAGCCCTGGCAGATGTTCATCATCACCTGCGTGTTCGGTTGGGTACATCGCCTGACCGGGCTCCGCCGTTTCCTCGAGGTCTACATCGAGGTCGCGCGCAAAAACGCCAAGAGCACGCTCGCGGCCGGGCTGTGCCTCTACATGCTCACCGCCGATGGCGAGGCTGGCGCCGAGGTCTACACCGCGGCCACCACGAAGGAACAGGCCCGCATCGTCTTCAACGACGCCAAGCGGATGGCTCAGCGCGACCCAGAAATGCGCGCCGAGCTGGGCATCGACGTCCAGAAACTCAGCATCACGGTCGAAGACACATCCAGCGTGCTCGCCCCGCTGGCGGCCGACGGCAACAATCTGGACGGCCTGAACGTCCACTTCGGCCTCATCGACGAGCTGCACGCCCACAAGACACGTGACGTGTACGACGTGATCGAGACCGCCCGCGGCTCGCGCGAGCAGGCGCTGCTGTGGAGCATCACCACCGCCGGATCCAACCGCGCCGGCATCTGCTACGAACGCCGGACGCACATCAGCAAGGTGCTCGACGGCGTGGTCCGTGATGACCGCCAGTTCGGCGTCATCTTCACGATCGACAAGGAGGATGACTGGGCGGATCCCGCGGTCTGGGTGAAGGCGAACCCGAACCTCGGGGTCAGCGTGTTCCCCGAGGTGCTCGAGGCGGCGTGCCGCAAGGCGACCGCGGTGGCCAGCTCGCGCTCCAACTTCCTCACCAAGCACCTCAATGTCTGGGTCAACGCCGACGTCTCGTGGATGGACATGCGGGCCTGGGACGCCTGCAAGAACGAGCTGCTGACTGTCGACGACCTCAAGCACCTGCCGTGCTGGGTGCCGCTGGATCTGGCCAGCAAGGTCGACATCGCCGCCGCTCCTCTGGTCTTCCATGACCAGGACAAGGACCGTTGGTACGTCATCAGTCGTGGGCGGTTCTGGCTTCCGGAGCGCGCCGTCGAGAGCGGAACGAACAGCCAGTACGAGGGCTGGGTCACCAAGGGCTTGATGGTGGCCACGCCTGGCGAGGTGACCGACTACGACGTGATCGAGGAGCAGCTGCGCACCGACGCGAAGGCCATGGCGGATCTGCGCGAGATTCCCTACGACCCGTTCCAGGCCACCCAGTTGTCCGGGCACCTCTTGAACGAGGGCTTGCCCATGGTCGAAATGCGGCCAACCGTGCTGAATTTTTCTGAACCGATGAAGCAGCTGGAGGCGCTCGTGCTGCAGGGTCCTGAGAAGTTCCAGCACGACGGCAACGAGGCGATGGACTGGATGATCAGCAACGTCGTCTGCCACCGCGACGCCAAGGACAACATCTACCCGCGCAAAGAGCGGCCGGAGAACAAGATCGACGGTCCGGTCGCCTTGATCATGGGCATTGGCCGTGCGCTGGCTCCTGCTCCCGAGTCCGAGTCCTTCTGGGAGTCAGCCAGTGCTTAAACTTTCCTGGCCGTTCCGCCGCAAGGGTGTGGACAGCTCGCTTGAGCTCTTCCGCGAAATCTTCGGCGCTCAGCTCGCTCGGACAGGTGTGTCCGTCACGTGGGAGACGGCCATCGCGACCGCGACCGCGGCCGCCTGCATCCGTTCCATCTCGAACGGCGTGTCGCAGGTGCCGTTGAAGCTCTTCCAGGAGTCGGAGGATGGCGCGTCGCGCACTCCCGCACGCAAGCACCCGCTCTATCGCGTGCTGAGTCTCCGGCCGAACCCCTGGCAGACCTCTTTCGAATACCGCGAAACGGTGGTGATGCACCTCGCGCTCACCGGCAGGCACTACAGCTTCATCAACCGCGTGCGTGGGCGCATCGTCGAGTTGATCCCCTTCCAGCCGGGGCAGGTCGAGGCAAAGCGGGACGACCAAGGCGAAGTGACCTACAAGGTGACTTACGCCGGTGGCCGAAGCGAGACCTTCCCGGCTGAAACCATCTGGCACGTGCGCGGGGCCAGCTGGGACGGCTGGCAGGGAATGGACGCCATCAAGCTGCTGCGCGAAGCGGTGGGCCTGTCGATCGCGGCCGAGGATCGGCATGCCAAGTACTTCAAAAACGGCGTCAGCTCCAGCGGGGTGTATTCGGTCGAGGGCACGCTGAACCCCGAGCAGTACAAGACCTTGCGCAAGTTCATCGCCGACAACTACAGCGGCGAATCGCAGGGATTGCCGATGATCCTGGACCGGCAAGCGAAGTGGTTGCCGCTCTCCATGTCCGGCGTCGACGCGCAGCACCTGGAAACCCGGCGTTTCCAGGTGGAAGAGGTCTGCCGCGCCATCGGCGTCATGCCCATCATGGTCGGTCACGCCGACAAGACGGCCACCTACGCCAGCGCCGAGCAGATGTTCTTGGCGCACGTCGTGCACACGCTCACGCCCTGGTATGCCCGCCTCGAGCAGTCCATGGAATCGCAGCTCCTCACGGTGCGCGAGGTCGAGGAAGGCTACTACCCCAAGTTCGTCGCCGCCGGCCTGCTGCGCGGCTCGACGACGGCCCGGGCGGACTACTACTCCAAGGCGCTGGGCTCTGGCGGCTCGCCCGCCTGGATGACGCAGGACGAAGTGCGCGGGCTCGAGGAACTCAATCCCATGGGCGGCGCTGCATCGGCGCTGCCCAAGCCCACGAACGTGGCCGGACCGAAGCCCGCTCCGAAGCCTGACACAGACACCGACGACGAAGGAACCCAGTCATGAAGATCGAGCGCAAGAGTGGTTTCGCACTGCCTCAGTTCAAGCGCGGCGATACCGACCGCCTGGAGTGCAGCCTTATCGAGTTGAAGTTCGATGCCTCGAACGAAAAGGCCATGACCTTCGAGGGCTACGGTGCCATCTTCGGCAACGTCGACAGCTACGGTGACGTCATCGCCAAGGGGGCCTTCAAGGACACCATCCGCGAGGCCAAGGCCTCGGGTCAATGGCCGGCCATGCTGCTGCAGCATGGCGGCTGGGGCATGTCCGCGGACGACATGACGCCGATCGGCGTCTGGACCGACATGGACGAGGACGACAAGGGTCTTTTCCTCAAGGGCAAGCTGGCGCCCACGGCGCGTGGCATCGAAATGTTCACGCTCATGAAGATGGAGCCGCGCCCGGCCATCACCGGGCTGTCGATCGGCTACATCCCGATCAAGTGGAAGATGCGCTCCACCCCCGATGAGCCGCGCCGCACGCTCGAAGCCGTCAAGCTCATGGAGATCTCGCCGGTGACGTTCCCGGCGAACCCGAAGGCGCGCATCCAGGCGGCCAAGAACGAAACCGGAAAACGACTCGCTGAGAAGGCCCTACGTGACGTGGGCTTCTCGCAGTCCGAGGCCAAGGCGATCGTCGCCAACGGCTTCAACGCGCAAGAAGCCCTACGTGACGTGGGCGGCCTGGGCGACATCGCTGCCTTGCTGCAGCGAAACACCTCACTCCTCACCAACACCTGAAGGACCGACCATGCAAGTCAACCACATCACCCGCGCCGTCCGTGGCGCCATGGAACGCAAAGAAGCCGGCGGTGATCCGCCGAGCGACATCATCCAGATCAAGACCCTCATCGAAGCGCAGGGCCGCGCCTTCGAAGAGTTCAAGAAGACCAACGACGCTCTCGTCAAGGCGAAGGCCGAAGGCAAGGCGGTCGGTGACCTCGAGGCCAAGCTCGCCAAGGTCGAGAAGGATCTGTCCGACATCAGCGAGATCAAGAGCGAGTTCGATGCGCTCATGACCAAGCTGCAGCGTCCCGGCGGCATGGGCGCCCAGGACCAAAGCCTTGACCAGGAATGCAAGTCGTTCAACGACTACCGCCGCGCGCTCGCCAGCGAGAGCGGCAGCGCCGCTGGTGCCGACCTCTCCGTGGATCAGTACAAGGCGTACAAGTCGGGCTTCTTCAAGATGGTCCGCAAGGGCAACATGGATCTGCTCGACGACACCGAGCGCAAGGCCATGTCTGCTGGTTCCGACAGCGACGGCGGTTACCTGCTGCCGGCGCCGACCGTCGGCCGCATCGTCCAGCGCGTGTTTGAGCTGTCGCCCATCCGCGCGATCTCGAACGTGCAGACCATCTCGACCGGAAGCATGGAGGGCCTTGCCGACACCGACGAGACCGACGCTGGCTGGGTGGCGGAAATGGGCACGCGCTCGGACACGGACACTCCGCAGGTGCAGAAGTACGCCATCGTGGCGGAGGAGATGTACGCCCAGCCGAAGGTCACCCAGAAGCTGCTCGATGACGCAGCGGTCGACATCGAGGCGTGGTTGGCAAACAAGGTTGCCAACAAGTTTGCCCGCAAGGAAGGAAACGCCTTCTGCGTTGGTGACGGCGTGGGCAAGCCGCGCGGCTTTGCGGCCTACACCACCGCCGCCACCGGCGACGACTCGCGTGCCTGGGGCGCGATGGAGCACGTCGTGACCGGCGCAAACGGCGACTTCGCTGCCAGCGCTCCGCTTGACGTGCTGTTCGACCTGATCGGCAAGTTCCGCCCGGCGTATCTTCAGAACGCGAAGTGGGTTGCCCGCCGCGAGGCGATCACGAAGGCGCGCAAGGTGAAGGACACCGCGGGCCAGTACCTGTGGCAACCGAGCCTGCAGGCTGGCGTGCCCGACCGCCTGGTGAACTACCCCATCATCAATGCACAGGATCTGCCGGCGCTGGCCACTGGCTCGCTGTCCATGGCTCTCGGCGACTTCATGGAGGGCTACCAGATTGTCGATCGCATCGGCATCCGTACCCTGCGCGACCCGTACACGGCGAAGCCCTTCGTCCGCTTCTACACGACCCGTCGTGTCGGTGGCGGTGTCGTCAACTTCGAAGCCATCAAGTTCCTGAAGTTCTCGACCTGATCGACTGATCAGGAAGCAATGGGCGCCCGGAGTCGGGCGCCCATTTGTTTTGAGGACGTCTCTCCCGACCTTTCGATTCAAGGAGCATTTCCATGCGTGACCTTCACAACAACCTCCACGTCAAGCGGGCCATCAGCCCGGTCGTGGCCACCGACAACACCCCGCTGGTGTCGCAGATCATCGACCGCCAGGGCTTCGACTCGCTCGAGTTCGCCTTGCAGCTCGGCACCATCGCCGATGCGGACACGACCGTCGTCGTGCTCATCGAAGACGGCGACGATTCCGGTCTGTCCGACGCAGCGGCCGTGGCCGACGAGGCACTGCTCGGCACCGAGGCACTGGCCGGCTTCCAGTTCGACGACGACAACGAGCCGCGCAAGATCGGCTACATCGGCGGCAAGCGGTACGTCCGCATGACCGTCACGCCGTCGAACAACACCGGCAACCTGCCGATCGCGGCAGTCGTTCTGCTCGGCCACCCGCACCTGATGCCCACGGCGAACCCGCCGGCCTGACCTTCAGCACTTCGCAGTGCGCCCTCTGGGGTCACCGATCGATGGTCGGTGACCCCTTCCTTTTGGCACCCCCCGCGAGACGCAGATCATGAAAATCACCATTCTTCGAGAGCCGGACATGGGCAGCGTCTCGCTGCCAGTCGGGACGGTTGTGGACATGGCCCCGACCTTGGCGGCGCCGCTCATTGCCGCCGGCCAAGCGGTTGCCACGCCCGCGGCGACGTCGACGGTGTCCGTGCCCAACAATGGTGGCAGCGCGTCCGAGTCTTTGCTGACCGGCATCGATACCGCCACGCCCGGTGCGGTGACGGATGCCGACACGGTGACCGAGGCCATCGGCAAGCTGCAGGCCACCAAGGTGGGCAGCGCGGACGCTCTGGCGAGCATGTTCAACGGCTCGTCGGCGGAGGATCTGGAAGCGGTTCGCGAGGCGCTCAGCGCTGAGACGGCGTACACCGGCAGCACGCTAACCGGAAGCGCCAACCTCACGGCCGCCAACGCGCAACGACAGCTTCTCCACAGCTCGGCCAGCGCAGGCTTGTACACCGCTGCACTGGACGCGACCACGGGTTGCATCGGCTCCGAATGGTGGGAGATCCTCACAGACCCCGACGCCGGCGGTGTCCCGTCTGTCACGAACGGGACTGAGACGCTTGTTGGCGGCGCCGGTGTGGCGCTCTACGTGCGTCGGCGTGGTGTGGACGACTACGTGCTGTTCTCCCTGGCGAAGCACACCGATGCGAGCGGCGCCGCGACCGGCCCCCAGTTCGTGTCGGCCGCCATCGCGAACGGCTCGCCGGCTGCGCTGGTGATCACGTTCGACGACGACGTGGATGGCGTGGCCGCTTCGGCGACCTCCGCCTTCAGCCTCACAAACAGCGGCGCCGCGCAGACGGTGTCCAGCGTGGCGCACAGCGGGTCGACCTGCACGCTCACCCTCAGCCGCGACACGTTGAACGGCGAGACGGTCAAGGTCGGCTACGTGCCGCCTGCAGCGAATCCGCTTCAGAACGCTGAAGGTGATCTCGCCATCGGCTTCGGGCTCAAGACGGTCACGAACAACGTTGCGGGGGGTGGCGCGCTCCTGCGCTTCACGGGCTCTGGCAGCGAGCCTCCGGTCGAGTCGCAGCCTGGCGGTGCGGGTACGCCGTACAAGTACGCCACGGACGGCACGTCGACCACGATCGGCAACTGCCTGGGCGGATCGCCCACTGTGTCAATGCCGGCGTCCAACGTTTCCGACGTGTCGTGGCAAGTGACCTGGAAGCCCGACACCGGCACCTCTGCGCTGGTGCCCGCGGCCATCGGCCTGCACACCTCGTCGGCCGCCGTCGCGCAAACCTCGTACACCTACGGCATCCAGGCGGTGAACGCTTTGGGTGGCAACTACAAGGTCTTCGTCAGCGGAGTCAGCACCACGGCCAACGGAACCGCCACGACGAGCGCCGATGGCGACCGCTGGCGCCTCATCCGCGAGGGCGGAACCAACGTGATCAAGGCACAGATCGCGCGCAACGCGACGCCCACAACGTGGATCACGCTGCACACCTTCGCGGCCACGACCGTCGCGCAACTGTTCCCGCAATTCAGCTTGTCCGACGGCGGTAACGGCGGCATCGCTGCATCCTTCGAAGACGTGATCCACGTCGGGATGACCTGATCATGCGCGGCTTCCTCCGCAATCGTCGTGCACCCGGGGCACTGGGGATGATCGCGCCGGAGATCGTGACCCTGCCGGCGATCATCGGCTTGCCACAGGTTGGCTTCCCCACAACCTACTCGCTCGGGACTTTCTCCGGCGTGCCGGACCCATCGGTCACGCACACCATGTACTTCGACTCGACGGTGCGACCCTTTGGGTACGTCCCGGTGGAAGGCGACGAAGACAAGTCCGTGTTCGTGCAGGCTCTGGCGGTGAGTGTGGCGGGAACGAAGCTGGCCGTCAGTGCCAGCGCCATCGTCGTGGGCGGTGAGTCCGTGACGGTGCCTGGTCAACCGACCGGCCTCACGAGCACCTCGGTGTCGCACAACTCGGTGACCCTGAGCTGGACGGCGGCCGTTGGTGGAGACGACGCGACGGGCTGGCGCGTCGAGTACAAGGAGGCGAGCAGCGGAACGTGGTTGCTGTGGAGCGACTCGGCCGGTACGTCGACGACTGCCGGCGTCACTGGCCTAACTCCATCTACCTCGCTCCACTTCCGGGTCGCTGGACGCAACGCGGCAGGGCTTGGCGCGTACTCGGCGACCTACACCGTAAGCACGACCGCGGCGCCTGCGGCCGGTGCCATCACGGCCTCGTGGAATGCGCCGGCGTACGACGGGGATGGTGGCGCGCTCAGCGATCTCGACCACTACACCGTGTACTGGGACACCGATCCTGGCGGAACCGCCAACAGCGCGAATGTCTCGGCGCCCACCACGAGTTACACGATCCCGTATCCGGGGACAGGCACCTGGTATGTCCGCGTGGTCGCCGTCGACTCGGCCGGCAACGTCTCGGACGCCGGTCCTGAAATCTCAAAGGTCCTAGCATGAAGAAGATCCTTGGCGCCATCGCGCTGCTCTTGCTGTCGTCACTTGCTCTCGCGCAGCCCACGTATCACTTCAAGGCGTGTGACGGCACCTATCCCGCACTGGCAACGCCTGTCGTCGGCTGCACGCCTGGCAACAATGCCAACGACGGACTGACGGAGTCCACGCCGAAGCTCAACGCGGCGGGCCTCTCGCCGACGAACCTTCCGGCCGGCACGCGCTTCAAGTTCTATCGCGGGGGCGTCTGGGGCAACAGCTGGCCACGCCTTGTCGTCAAGAACAACAATTCGACGGTTGCGAATCCGTTCATCATCGAGGACTACGGTCCCGCCGAAAACGCGCCGCCGACGATCATTTCGGACGGCTCTCAGCCGTACGCGAATTGCACCGCGCTTTGCAAGATCCCGTTCGAGTTTCAGACGACGAGCTCGCGGTGGGATCTAGAGGGCTACATCGTCCGGAACATCCGGTTCCGTGGTCTGCGTGATGCGTATTCGACGCCGCCGGTCCTCGGCTCGAACAGCAAGGTGTCCGGTGTCTGGGCGATCTACTTCAACCCGGCCGGCGCGACGAACGTCATCCTGGACAACCTCGACATCGAGGGCTTCTCGTTGGGTGTGGAGTCCGGCGGCGATGCGACCATCTCCCCGGTCCGCAACATCACCATCCGCAACTCGAGCATCCGGAACAACAGCCAAGGCATCCACGGCGTTTACAACAAGTCGCTGATCGAAAACAACCTCTTCGACCGCAACGGCCACGGTGATCTCTCGCAGGCGGCGTTCATCCACAACGTCTACTTCTCAGGCTTCATCCGCTCGATCTTTCGCAACAACACCTTGCGGGCGAATGCGTACGACACGGCGACTGGTCTATGCCAGTCGGTGTCGCTGATCATTCACGGCTCGGCGATCGGCTCCATCTTCGAGAACAACCTGTGGGACGAGCCGTCGCCGGGGTCGAATTGCTTCGCCTTCTCAGTGGACCCGGGATACGGCACCAGCGCGCCGCCCGAAGAATTCCGCGACCTCGTCATCCGCGGGAACACGATCATTGGCTGGGGTAACTACGGCATCGGCATGTCGTCGTGCATCGGGTGCGTGGTCGAGAACAACAGGATGTTGAAGATCGGTTCTTCGACTGGCGGTTGCGCGATCTGTGTGCCGGGTTCCAACGCGTCGAACGGCGGCATCCATGGCGGCCAGGACGTGACCGGGAGCCTGATCCATGTTCGCAATAACACGATCATTCAGGAGGGCCACACGACAGGCTATCCGTCGACGTGCATCCGTGTGCTGGCCGATGCGACGAGCGGTGGCGGCACCGGCCACACGATCACGAACAACATGTGCGTGTTCAAGGGCGCAACGGTTGGCACTCAGTACTGCTTCAACGTGGGTGTTCCCGCGCCGGGTGTTTTCGCATCGATCAATAACAACCTCTGTCACGCCCACGCGGCCGTCACAAACCTCCGCTGGTCGCAGCAGTACACGCTGGGCGAGGCGCAGGGCCTTGGCTTCAGCACAACCCACATCTCCACAGACCCGCTGTTCGTCGTGTCGCCCTCATCGGCGAACGGTGTCGACACGCGCATTCAGACCAGCTCGCCAGCCAAGAACGCAGGGCACACGACCTACAAGTCGCGGCTTGGCTTCGATGCGTTGGTGCCCACCGACGCCCGAGACATCGGCGCGGATGAGTTCGGTGCGACGTCCGTTGCGCCTGCCTCACCCAGTGGTCTGCGTCTCCAGTAGCACAACAGGAAGCGTCGCATGTACATCCTCACGTCGCCTGCAGCCGCCGAGCCGGTCCTCCTCGCTGAGGCAAAGCAAGCCGCTCGCATCGACAGCGACGCCTTCGACACCCTGATCCCCGGAATGATCATCGCGGCGCGCGAGATCGCGATGCAGGAGACCGGGCGGCGCTTCATCACCGAAACATGGCAGCTCACCCTCGAAGAATGGCCCAGCGAGATCCTGCTCGAGCGCAGCCCGTTCAAGAGCCTGGAACTCGTCGAGTACTGGAACGGCTCCGCGTGGGTCACGCTGGCCAGCAGCCAGTACGTGCTCGTGCCTGGTGTGTTCTTCGCCACCATCAAGCCCGCGCTGAACGTCACGTGGCCGACCCTAGTCGATGCGGTGGGCCCACGCGTGCGCATCACCTTCAAGGCGGGCTACGGCGAAAGCGGGACATCGGTGCCGGAGTCAGTCAAGCTGTGGATCAAGGCGAACGTCGCCTACTGGGTGCGCAGCCCCGAGGCGGCGTCTGATCGCGTCCACACGCCGTCGCCGTTCCTGGCCAGCATGCTGGACCCGGTGAAGGTGTGGGCATGAAGTCAGCTCGTGTCGAGGCTGGCGAGCTCGACCAGCGCGTGACGCTGCAGCAGCGCTCCGCCGGCGTCGACGCGCGTGGCCAGGAGGCGACCACCTGGACGGATGTGGCCACCGTCTGGGCGTCTTCGCAGCCGCTGCGCGGTCGTGAGTTCTTCGCGGCGGCTCAGGTGCAGGCGGAGGGCACGGTGCGCTTTCGGATTCGCTACCGCGCCGGCGTGGTCGAGACGATGCGCGTGGTGTGGAACGGTCAGCCGCACGACATCACGTCCGTGATCGACGTCGACAGCGGCAAGCACACGCTCGAGCTGATGTGCCTCAAGGGGGTGCGCGATGGTCGTTGAAGTCAAGGTGCGCGGCGTCCCCGAGCTGCAGGCGCTTCTCAAGAGCATCCCCGACAAGCTCCGCCGCCGCGCCCTGCGAAACGCACTGGCCGCCGGCGCGCGTGTTGTGCGCGACGAAGCGCGTCAGCGTGCTCCCGTGCTCGTCAACGCGATGAAGGCGCCGTTCCGCACGCCTGGCACCGTCAAGCGTGCCATCACGGTGCGCACCAGCAAGGTGGCTCGGCGCTCTGGTGACGTGGGCGTCTTTGTGAACGTGCGGCCCCTGAAAAGCGGTGTCACGAAGGCGTTCAAGCAAGCCACGGGGCGGCGGGGATCGCAGAACCCCAAAGACCCGTTCTACTGGCGCTGGCTTGAGTTCGGCACGGCCAAGATGGCGGCCCGCCCGTTCCTCACGCCAGCGGCGAAGCGGCTCAGCGACGCCCTGCAGGTGTTCATCCGGACGATCGGCCCGCAGATCCAGAAGCTCGACACCAACAAGGACGCCCTATGAGCGCCGAGAGCGACTTCCGCGCGCTGCTGGCTGGCAACGCCCCTTTGGTGGCGCTGGTCGGCACCCGCATCGCGCAAAACGCAATGAAGCAGGGCGAGCCCACGCCGATGGTGGTGTTCACCGCGACGCACCAGCCCGAGTTCGGGCTGAACAACTCGGTGCATGCCGACCGCGTGACCTTCGATGTCCAGTGCTGGGCGGCAACGGCGATCCAGGCCGACGCGGTGGCTGATGCCATCGTCACCTGCCTTGCAGCGGTCGGCGTGGTGGCCACGGCCCGCGCGACTGGTTTCGATGCCGAGCTGGGGCTGGATGCCACGGTCTTGACAGTGGAGTGGTGGGCCTGACGGTCGACCTGACGTTTTCGTAAACCGAGCCCGCCAGCAGTGCGGGCTCTTTCATTTCCGGGCGATGCCCGTCATCACAGGAGAGAACCATGGGAACCATCACCGGGCGCAATTGCCGAGTCGAAGTCGCGCTGACGTTTGCTGCAGCGGTCCTCCCGACCGCAGTCACCAAGGCGAACCCTGCCGTCGCCACACTCAATGCTCACGGCCTGGCCGACGCGGCGGTGGGCTTCTGGTCGGTGTCCGCCGGCATGGTGGAGCTGGATGAGCAGGCCGTGATGCTCGACAACCCGCTCACGAACACCTTCGAGATGCCGGGCCTCGACACGACGGACTACAGCGTCTACACCGCTGGCTCCCTCACGCTGGCCGCCTCGTGGGGCACCGTGAGCGAAGCCGCCGCATACAACGTGGGCGGTGGCGGCGCCAAGGCGCTCGACGATACGCGCCTGCACATGACGAAGGACCGCAACGTGGCGGGCAACCTTGCCTCGCAGGACGTCACCATCGACGTGAAGAACGCCGAGATTGACGGCGCCGCCATGGCGTTCATCGAGGCGAAGGCGAAGCGCGGCCTGCCCGTGCTCATGCGAATCAGCAAGGGGTCGCAGGTGCTGCGTGTGTTCTACGGCGTGCCGTCCATCCCTGGCGAGGCTGTCGCGGCCGGCCAGCTCGCGACGGGTCAGTTCAACATCACCGTGCCCGCCTGGGTCGTGAAGCCGAACGTCTGATCCCATGGACCACCAGACCTTGATCGACAAGATCCTCGCCAAGCGCGAGGAGTGGGTGGAGTTGGAGTCGGCCCAGCCTGGTGATGGGGCTGACTCGCCGGGCAAGGCGGCGCTTCGCGTCAAGGTGCGGCGCCCGCCTGAGTCCGACCTGCCGCGGTACCGGGCAGGCTTCAACGCACGCGACGTGGTCGAGTGCTGCGTCGGGTGGGACGGCTTCACCGAGGCCGATCTGCTCGGCTCCGGTGTCGGTGCGAGCAGCCCGGTGCCGTTCGCGCCGGAGCTGTGGGAGGTCGTCTGTCTCGACCGGACGCCCTGGATCACCAAGGTTGCCAACAAGCTGGTCGACCTCACCACTGCCCACCTGGTGGCGCGCAAGGAAGCCGCAAAAAACTGAGCGCCCTGCTCGACGCGTGGGCCGTCGAGTACGAGGGCGAAGAACGGCCAGTGGCTGATCCGCCCGACCAACTGGCGATCGAAGCCTGGAACCTGCTGTCCAACGGGCAGGGCGGCATCGACTGGTCTGGCATGCCCACCGTCGTGGCCTACCTCGGGATCCACGACGTCGAAGACCTCATCCATCGCTTGCGCGTGATCAAGCAGCACAAGCCACCGGAAACACAGGACTGAAACATGGCACTCGCAACGCTGTCCATCGACCTGGTCGCGCAACTCGCGCGGCTCGAGGAGGGCATGGACAAGGCTGGGCGTCTCGCAGCCAAGAACGCTGCGCAGATCGAGAAGTCCTACGCTGGGCTGCGCTCGGCCGCCACGCAGCTCGGGGCGGTGCTCGGCGGTGCGTTCTCCGTCGACGCGATGGTGACCTTCTTCCGCACGACCGTCGACGGGCTGGACCGGCTCAACGACTTGAAGGATGCCACCGGCGCAAGCGTCGAGAAGATCAGCGCCCTCGAGGACGTGGCCCTGCGCACGGGCACGTCGTTCGAGAGCATGTCGGGCTCACTCGTCAAGCTCAATGCGGTGCTCAATGAGGCCAAGGCAGGGAGCGAGACTGCCAACACCATCAAGGCCATCGGCCTCAGCGTCGACGACTTGAAGGCCTCCGACCCCGCAGAGGCCTTGCGCAAGGTCGCCGTGGCGCTGTCCGGCTTCGCTGACGATGGCAACAAGGCGCGCATCGTCGCGGCGCTGTTCGGCAAGAGCGTGCAGGAAGTGGCGCCGTTCCTGAAGGAGCTTGCCGAGCGCGGCGAACTCGTCGGCAAGGTCACGCAGCAGCAGGCAGATGAGGCGGAGCGGCTCAACAAGGAGCTTGCCGAGCTGTCGAAGAACAGCCTCGACTTCGGCCGCTCAATCGTCTCCGCGGTGGTCCCTGGCTTGAACGAGTTCATCGCGAAGACGAAGGAAGCCGAGGGTGCCGCCGGCCGCCTCAAGGTGTTTTTGAAGGCGACCGGCTTCGGTTCCGGCCTCAAGCTCGTTGGCATCGATGTGTTCGGCAAGGATGATTCCGAGAAGGCGGCGGAGTACGCGAAGCGCATCGAGGCGATCAATGCGCTGCTGTCGCATAGCATCGTCCAGGGTTCCCAGCGTGCCCGTTTGGAGCGCGAGCTTCTCGACCTACAGCTCAAGTCCGCCGACGCCCAGCGCGGCGCGCTGTCCCAAGGATTCGAGCGCACCGCGGCGTCTTTCGGTGGCAGCAAGCCATCGGCGCCCGACGTACCCGACGCAACCAAGAAGGGCCCGAAGACAAAGAAGTCCGAGTTCGTCGGCCCCGAGTTGCCCGACTCGCTGAAGCAGGCCATCGATGCCATCAACGACACCGACCTTGCGGCGTCCAAGCGCGCCACGGCCGCCATCCAGGAGCTGAACACCATCTTCGGCGCCGGCGCCATCAGCGCCGTGGAGTACGCCCAGGCGCTCGAGCGAATCCGCGGCAAGGATGTTGTCGGTCCGCTCCTGCCGCCGGAGGAGGTGGAGCGGGTCAAGCGTTTGAACGAGCTGCTCGGCGCCACACCGACCGCGCAGCTCGAGGAAACCCGCAAGGAAATGAACCTGCTGGCCGATGCGTTCAAGCGCGGCGAGATCACGGCGGTGCAGTTCAGCGAGGCCGCTCAAACGCGGCTCGGCACCTTGCCGGAAGTGCTCAAGCCAGCGCTGACGGAAATGGAGGTGTTCGCCAATCAGGCAGCGCGGAACATCCAGGACGCGCTCGGCGACACGATCTATGACACGCTGGGCGGCAAGTTCGAGGGCATCGGCGACATGTGGGCAAACATGCTGCGCCGCATGGTGGCCGAAGCGACTGCGGCCCAGATCGGCAAGAGCCTCCTCGGTGATTTCGCCAAGACCGGCAACGTCGGCGGTGCGTTGGGCGATCTCTTCAGCAGCTTTGGGAGCTTCTTCGGTGGAGGCCGTGCCGCAGGCGGGCCCGTGCAGGCCGGCCGCTTCTACGAGGTCAACGAGAACGGTGGTCCTGGCGAGCTGCTGGAGGTGCAGGGAAAGCAGTACCTGATGGCCGCCCGCAATGGCCGAGTCAACCCGAACCGCGGCGGGGCATCCTCATCGAGCGGCGGTGGTGCCGTCATCAATTTCAGCCCCACCTACCAGATCGACGGGTCCACCGACCCGGCGCGGCTCTACCAGATCGCGACCGATGTCGCCGCTGAATCTCAGCGTGCGCTCATGGAGCAGCTAGAAGCATCGCGGAGGATCTGAATGTCCATCGTCATCCTCTCCGCCGCCCTGCGCCCGGCCGATTCCTCCATGGGGCAAGTGCGCTACGACATGGTCGAAGTGAGCGACGCCACTGGCGCAGAGTCCGCGCGGCTCTTCGGCCCTCCGCGGTGGGCCCTGAACATCGTCAGCAGCGACAACATGAAGCTGCAGGAGTCGGGCTTGTGGAAGTCGCTGCTGCTGCAGCTTCGTGGCAGGGTGAACCACCTCTATGCCTACAACCCGGCTGACGTTGCGCCGGGTTGTAGGC